CTATCTAAAGCCTTAACTGCATTCTGTACTCGTCTTTCTGCTGTTTCTTTAAACGTATATTTTTTCATCGTATCTTGCCTCAAGTTGTGAGGGGTTTTACCCCCTCGTTAAGAATTTTAAATTTCTTTGTAATTAGCCACTCTCGCTACCAGCTTTAACATACTAAAATCATCATTGTGGCTGATAAAATCGCTGTCTGTGTAAGGCGTTGAAAAGCACTCTTGAACTCTCATTTCCGCTAAGTAGCCGCCTTTCACGTTCTCTGACACAACCATGAAGTCGCAAGGGTTGGTAGACCTGACGCTAACGTCATCTTTATCTACATGAAGCGTAATTCCTTTAGCCTCGCAATCATCTATCCAGTTAGTAACGACCAATTCGCCGCTACCGATGTCCCCTTTATGTGTCGTGTTTACCCATGCGTAGTTGCACGCTTCTCGGTCTGTCATTCCTGTTACCTCTACCGTGGCAACACATACTGCTTGCTCAAGTGCAGGTATAGTGCCGTTTACCCACTGGTCACAATTTCCTAGGTTTCGGTCAATGTGCATAACTTTTACATATTTAGTGTTTGTCATTTTATTTCCTTTTGGTTCAATTTATTTAATGTTTTTAAACTATATATTATTTTAATAATAAAAACAAGTTATTTCAGTAAATAAAAATTAATATTTTTTTTGCGTAGGGGTTGTCTTTTGTAATTATTGTTATTATAATAATAAACATAAATTGATTAACGGAGTAAATTGAAATGACATACGAAGATAAAGAAATACTAAAAGGCTTTTGCAACATGATGAAATTGATTGTACTTCCGCAACTTGTAGTTGTAGCTTTGATAGTTTTAGAAGGGACTGTGTAATGGAAAACAAAACAATACGACCATGCGCACATTGCAATAACTGGACTCCAGATGAAGCAGCCGAATGCTTTGATAATATCTCTCGTGAACTTGGTAACCGACTCTGGGAAGTGTTAACGCAGTATGGCGACGAAACTAGGACTCAAGGAACTTTTACTGCTGGCACAAATCATGAAGGCTATGCAGAATCTCCCGATCAGCTTTGGGACACGGACGGCAAATATAATAGTATTGCATCATTTTGGGATAAATTTACAAAAGCAGAACAGTTAGAAATAAATGAAGCGCTTGCTAAGGAGTTTGGGGCATGAAAAAACATAATGTAAAAGTTGGGATTGTTGATACGCTAAGTCGCAAGAACAAAAAGAAAAACAAACAGAATAGCAATAAGAGAATTCGGCAAGATGGTAAAAAAATAATCTTTTAAGCGCTTGGATTGTTGTCATTGCGATAAATAATTGTTATTATAAAAATATAAATTGAATCAAGAGGTAAATTAAATGAACAAACAGCTCCACACAAAAAACTTATTAATCAAAGCGATACGCAAAATTGCTGGTAACGCGCAGATTGATGTCATCCCCGACAACAACAATAACCTAGACATCTGGGTTGAAGGTGCTGTGTCTATGAGGCATTGGTTTACAGTGCCGCCTTATGAGAAAGGTTATCATCAAAACTTTGTGTATGATGGGCTTTATGGTTCAAAAGTAATGAACAATGAATGTGTAGGTAGCGGAGACTTTACTGACGCATTACTTGAAACAGTGTATGAAGCTGGGTACATGTGGGAATGTACAAACTATGTTGAATCTGTAATCTACATGGAGCGAGACTAATGAAGTTAACAGAAGATGACCTTTTTGAGATATGGGAAATATTGGTAGAAGAATCCACCAGCGCAGAAATGCGTGCTACCTCTTTTATAGAGTTTCTAGAAAAATACTACAAAAAGAATAAATTTCGCACATTGCTGACATCTAAGGAGATCCCGTTCTAATGAAAGACTATGCAGCAATACTTATAGATCCTTATGAGCGTGCGTTAACTCTTATGCAAATAAGACACGACTTTGACTCTTACAGACATGCTATTGATTGCAGTTGGATAGAGCTATACAAGTTTGCAGAAGTGCATGATGGGCGCAAGAGATCAGCTATTCTAGTTATGGATGAAGAAGCCTCGGTAAACTCCAGCACGAAAGCACCATTCAAGCTGTACCATAAGAGCCAAGATGACTCGGCTATATTCTTAAATAAGTGTTTATTGATTGGCGACCGCAAAGATTGTCCGTATAATATAGAAGAATTAGAAAGCATTATTAAGTTTGGGGTTAGAAGAAATAGCACCTAGACATGCACGTCATCTAAATCTTGCGCGTCCACGTACACAATAACGCACCTGCAATTAATTACGTTTCGGGCGCCTCCTGCTGGATCTCCTGCGTGCTGCATTTCAGCTCCACCAATATTAAACGGCTCGTCCATTGCGACTGTTTGACCGTTGGCTAATACATGCGCCGATCTAGTCCTAGCATCGCCTGTAGACACCCACCTTTTCATCATGTTCATGCCTAGTTCCTGCTCTACAGTGCTATGATATTGATGATTTGCGTAACTTGCGGCGTTATGAGTTTCTGTTCTGGCTATTGTTGCGGCTCTTTTACGACCTATTGCTGGCGCTCTACGGTTAATTTCTTTGGCTATCTGTGCAAGGCTTAAGCCGTCAGCCCTAGACTCTGTGATTATGCGGTTAACAACATCTACCATGCGCGATGATGCACGCATTAAGTTCACCCATCTGCTCTCGCCGAAATACGTTATTAAGTCTTCTATATCACGGTTGCGATCAAATACCGCAGCGTTTACTGACTTGAAGTTGTTTTCGTATTTGTCTTCATTGGAGCTATAGATAGTGGTAAATACACGTTTGTAGTGCGCTGTAGAGACTAATAGCAACTCATCAAGAAGTTTATTGCTTGCGATCTCGTTATAAAACGCGCCTTCTATTTCGTAATTGCGTGCTTCCGTTCTTATAAACTTAAGAAACAAGCTATTTATTCGGGTATAGCCAGACTTTTCTAAAGATTTCCTGATGCGCGATTGCCGCCTTGCTTCAGTTCGTGCATTTATTCTGCCGAGTCTAAAGTTGCGTAATCTTTTTTGTTGTAGTTGAAGCACAACTAATCTTTTCCTAGTTCAGCCTCTATCTGGTTGCGCTTCTTTGTAGCCCATGAAAAACCAGCATCGCCGCCCCATAAAGCCCACGCTATACGCCCTGCACTTGGGTAACCCTCTTGGCTTGGCTTGTAGCCTTGCCCTTGCTTGTCTACCTCATGCCTACTAAAGAAAGAGTACATGCGCTTAACTGTGCTTGGACTTAAGTTTTCTCTGTTTGTTAGCTGATTTGCGCGTGCGACACCAACTGCTGTGCCGCCGCGCTTAAACTTTTTTCGCCAGTCTAACCCTCGCTGGGCTTCTTCTGCCATGCTTGAAGTTGGCTTAAAGTCTATATCGGATACTGCTTTTTCATCTTCATCTTGATCTATATAGGCATCTAATTCTTCATCATCAATAGGATCGTCTACTTCTGGTGGCGCTTCAGAGCCTAAAGCAAAGAGATTAGCCCCTATGTATATGTCATCACCGCCGCTAATTGCATTTAACCCTAGCACCTCTCGCGCTTCGTTCCGTGTCATTATCCCTGCGGTAACTGCTGAAGTTACATTCTCGTAGGTCTTACGCTTGCGCTCGGATAACGCTGGTATCGCCTCCGTGTCATAACAGAACATTAGGTTCTCGTTATACATTGGAACTAACCATTCGTTTAGGTCGCTCTCTATCAACCTTAAATGCGGTATAATTGTTTCCTCATACAGCGCTAGCCGTGCTTCCGCTATATTGCTATAGGTTTGGCTGTCTGGCACGCCTACAAGCTGGCTAGGTACGCCAAAGCATAACGCTATATCTGTAGCCGCCATATGTTTAAGGTTAATAAAATCCATATCTTTAGGTGACAAACCCATTTCACGCCAATCAAAATCGCCCTCTAGCAACATTGGTCGCCCAGCGTTACCGCTACCAGCAAATCTATTGTTTAAATCTGTAAGTAGTTGCTGCCTTTGAGATTCAGTTAGGTTAACTGCAAAGCCAGAATCATCTTTAGGCTTAAATATAACCGCACCTGATGGCCTTGCGCCGTTTTGTAATAAGTTAATGTTGTGCTTGCTAGCTAGATTATGCTGGTCTACGTCTACCGCTGCTGCCGATAATGGACTGCAACCGTAATAATCGTCTAATGGGTTCCATAATTTAATATGTTTGAGTTCACTAAAGCCTGTCTCTTGGTCTACTAAGTAAGTCTCAGCTACTCTGCCATTGAGCATATACTCATAGCGCTCTGGTATCGGTTTGTTGCCGCCTTTGATTACAATGCGATCCGGCCTT